TCCCGTCAAAATATTCCTTGCTAGTGCACAGGAGGGGTATTCTACCCCGTCTTCCATTAAATACCATGATTTTCGCTCTTTTTTTGTCTTTTCTATGCCTAAATTCTTAAGAGTTCTTGATCCTAATCCCTTTATTTTAAAAAGGTCGTTGTTAGACCTGAATGGTCTATTAGCAATTATACGATCTGCAGCTTTTTTACCAATTCCGGGTAACTCACATAGCTTATTATATGACATTTCATTAAAATCCTTCCAATTTAAGTCCATAATGTATAAATATGTTATATGAGTTCTTTCAATAATCTACTCTCTCGTGCCTCTATACTTCTTGAAATGGCAAAAGGCGGCAAAGGCGAAAAAAATATTAAGAAAAATTTACCATCGCCTATATACAATGTATTTAAGACAGCAAGTAATACAGCGAAACTGAAGGGTGGTACGCCTACTAGAGAGGGTAGGATAGCTGCTATTACATACATAAAAGATTATATTGCGATGCAGATAGATTTAGACATTTCTGATGAGCAAGAATTAATGAGATTTATTAATGTATCAGGGCAGGAGCCATTTATTGACTTTCTTGAAGTAACAACCCCCGAAGGTAGCAACTTAACATATTCAGAGATGTTAAAAAACATAACAGATGCGGATATTGAAGCTATAAACGCGGAAAGACAGAGAAAAGTAGAGGATGCTGTATCTGTTAGTATGAATAGAGGTGAGGAGAGGCAACAAAAATACGATATACGAGCTGCAGAAATTGCATTAAGATTAAAGGAGAAAGAAGAATTTAGACAAATGGCTCAAACAGCTAGAGAGAAAGGCGATCAAGAGCTAGAAGGTGTAATGGATGCAATTGGTTCGGGGTTAGAGGATGCGGTGGTTGCTTTAAAACAGGAAGCTGAAATAAAGACAGTAAAAGATTCTGCAAACGATGTATTAGATAGATTAGAGGATGAAATAATGTCTGCACCGAGAGGTGAATTTAGCCCATTAATTTACAAGGCTTTAGCTAACGTACGCGAAGTTATTGAAAATCAAATAACGACAGTAGATCAACTTAAATCGCTAATTAACAATATTGAAAAAGAGCAAGGCTATCAAGAGATAGCTTATGCTTTATCGGCTGCTGTTAGAGGTATCAAGTTGACCCGTGGCGGCGCGGCGGTGGAGGAAGAAGAGCATGACTGGAGACCAGAGAGTATAGAAGAATACCCACCATATAATGAAATAGAAAATGAAGAGATTATAAATGTAGTAGGGTATCCACACATTGTGCGGTATGGAGACAGTGGTGAAGTTATATCTGTTACAACAAAAGAACCCGGTAGTGAAATTGATGTTAGTTTAGTGAATAAGTACTTAAATAGTGGTTTTAAATTAGGTCGTGCTATTGCTGCTGCTACATCTCACCCTAACGATACAAACACAGGTAACGAAGACGCTATGATGATGGGGGAAAGCTATACATCAATGTATTTGACTGAGCAGACTAAAAAGGATTCACTCTATAAGCCTAGTAAAGAAGAACCCATTACGTTTAAAAACAAATATAAACCAAAAACGCATTGGCAGCTTGAAGAGCTGAGAAGATACGGATTATAATTCTTTACAATTATTTTCTTCATATATCCCATCAAGCTTATCCTGTTGAAGATACTTGATGGGATCTTTATATCCAGCGCTAATAAAGCCCTGAACCCTCAAACTACTCGATGGTGTTGTAGCATCAGCAAGACCATCCTCGCGGTTACTATAACATGTCCATGTGTTGTCGAACCGTACGCCTAGTCTCACACCTTCTCGTATAATATCTGCTTTCGACAGGGAGAGCAATGGAGCTTCAATGAGGATCCTGTGTTGTCTGTTAAGAGCTGTTAGCTGATTTACACTATCAACGAACTCTTGAGATCCATCCCAGTACCCGGCTAAAGAATCTACTTGCGCAGCACCGTACCAAACCGTCTCAGCACCGAGACTTTCTGCGTAAGCGCAGCAAATCGTAATAAACATTTGATTACGAAACGGAACATATGAAACAGGTTGTGCATCACCAGCAATTTTACTTATATCAGGATTATCAATATCAAGATTAGTTAACGAAGATGTAGGAGAGATATCCTTTAGATAGCTTACATCTAATACCTTATTTGTAAATTTAACATTAGGATATTTCTCTTCGAGGTCCCATTTCTGAAGCGGTACACACTGCATTTCACGGCGATGTCTTTGACCATAATCAAAGGTAACAGTATGAATTTCTTCATAACCTCTCTCTGCTGCCATAAAAAGAAGTACAGAGCTATCCATACCTCCTGAAAATGCTAATACTAATTTATTTTTCATCTCTAAATATAAAAAAATCTGTCTCTTTTATTTTTCTTTCGTTTAATTTAACAGCTCCTTGTTTTAAATCCTGTCTAATTTTAGATTTAGAGTAATCAATGTTCCACACTTTTTTCCAGACCCACTGTATATAATCTACAGCTTTATAACCTTTATACTGCATCATCTATCTCTTCTGGAGTTTCTTCTTCAAGATTACTATACGACCATTCTTTTTTAATTCGACTGTCTAATCTCGGAAGAATAGTTTCTTCCCACAACGCGGTGTCTTTTCTAAAATTACGATAATAACCTAGCTTAGTACCATCTTCTAGAGCATACGTTGAGCCGTTCTGAATAACTACTCCAAGACCGACAGCAAGATCAAGCATGCCGTAATACCTATCCAATCCGTTAGCAAAGGATAAGTACATCTCACCTTCGAGATACTGTTTAATAAATCTGTTTTTACGCGTAAGAGCTCTAATAATAATACCTGCATAAGATTTTTGACCAACGGCGAGTTCACCGTCTGTTGTTTTACCGTCATCAGACTTCATAGGCTTGCGCGCAAGCTGGACGGTTACTGATGGAAGATAGACACATGCTTTACCACCTGGCATATGCTTCTCAATTGATGGAAACATCGCAGCTGGATCATCATAGACGTGGTTAGTACAGAGAATAGTAGTTTGTGTTACTGCGCCTAGATTGGTACAGGTCTGCATTAGTGATTTCATCGCACGAGCTTTTGTACCCATGTCAGCTGAAGTGCTATCTTTACCCATTCGAGCTAACTCTAGTTCTGATTGAAGGTTACCGAGTGAATCAATTGCAACAATAAACTTACCTTCGAGTTTCTTTTCTTTTACTGATGTAAGAAACTTAAACAAAGCATTACGTGTTTGTTCGATACTGATACACGGTACATACTTTACCTTACTAATATCAAGACCTAGACGTTGGGCTCCTTCAGGATCAATAGCATTTTCAGTATCAAAAATTACAGGTATAAGACCTTCTTGTTGTGCTTTGGCAAGAATCTTTTGTACAAACAAAGACTTACCTGTCATAGATTCACCAGCAAGCATAGTAACTCGACCTTTAGGAATACCACCGTGAATAGAACCAGAAATGATAGCATTGAGAACATAACTACCTGTATCTACCCATCCTCTAACGCGGCTAAGCGTACTATCACTCAAATAAGTAGCGAATGGATTTACATCGTCAATTTCATTTAGAGCGCTTAAAATATCTTTATCCATAAAAATATTATATATTATTATTCAGGTAATCAAGGGATTATATTATATACAAAACCCCTTGTTAGCTAGCTAACAAGGGGTTTTGTTGACACATACGCAAATTAATCTTCAAAAAGCTTAATGACTTCAGGCTCTCCTTCAGGCTGTACAGGTGGTGGTGTATTAATGTTATTGTATTGCGCTACAATACGCTCGTCGAGCTGTACAGAAGAGGTAGCAATCGACGCTTTGTTAAACGTCCAATAATTTTTCTCGCGACTTTCCGTACTAATAAATTCCATAAACAAATATGGAAACGACTGAACTTGAAGCTGTCCGTTTTGTGGATTGGGCTGTACATGAATAATAACAGGATTATCTACTACAATAGTAGAATCCGTCTCTTCAACTAACTTTCCAATAACCGTTCTGCCAATTTGATCTACAAAGGTAATCATATATTAAAATTTATAATGTAAATTCATATTTGCAAGCTTTTAAGCTGAAAATAAATCAAATAATTCGCATTGTACATTTTCGGAAGGTTTTCTTATTTGCCAATTAACAGTTTGATAGAATCTCTCGATTGAATTAAAAAGGATTTTTTCAAACATCTTTTCGTAATTAATTTTAAAGATAGTTTTATATTCGTCAGGTAGGTTGTATTTGAACCCTATTACATCTATACCGTATTTGTTAGGTTGTTGTACATAAAAGTAGCGTATTTTGTCTCCTGAAGTAATATCTTCGTATTTGTTTTGAATATTATATTTTGAATTAATATGGTTATGTAAATATGCTGCTTTAACATGAATAGGTGTACCTTTACCTATATTAAAATCTTTACATGTTTTAGCATATTTTTCATATCCCTTTATACCCATAACAAAAGCTATATCTTCTGCTGCTAATGTTTTAAACGTATCATACGTTTTGTACAAAATATCATTTGTTTGTTGTAATGATCTAGTCATTAACATTGTCTCAATAATTTTTTTAGCATAAGGCTTAATAGCATTAGGCATTGTCGTTCTTACAACCTCAACCCCCGTGTATTTAAATTTATTAACTTTTATTCCTTCATCGTCAAGAATATGCATTACGTATCTCTTCTTCTGAAGAAAGACACCAACATCACTTATACATTCACGTTTAAAGACAAATCGACAGTCTTCCGTCTTAAGTGCTTTTATTGCCCATGAGGCAATGTGTGTGTTGAGATAGTCTTCAAGTTTTTGAACCGTCTCGTAAAATTTAGGGTTTAATTCTTCACCTACTTTAATAGGTACCTGGTTTTCGATACAGCCTAAAGAAAAGTAACAAGAATCTGTATCAGAGTAAATCCAACTTTCATCTAGAGCATGTTCATCTGTAATGTTATGGTTTTCGCGCAAATACTGCTGTAAGAGTTTACCAGCTTGCTTAATGACAGCTTGACCTGTTAAGGTTACAGAAGAAGCAATATCATCATCTCCAATAGGAGCTTGTTTGTTACCCATGTAGCCATAGCACGAATTAACGAGAATCTTTATAACCATTTGTTTTGTGTTAAGTCGCTCTACCTCAAACAGTAACTCTTTATATTCTTTGTCTTTCTTGTCTAGAGTAGATAGTTTTTTCTTTGCTTCAAATAATTGTTTTTTTATCTCAACTCGTTCCTGATAATAATAATCAAGAAACTCGGGTATAATACCTTTCTTTTTCTGTGTGAAAAGAAACCCTGCTTTGGTAAGTGAACATTTTTCTGCTTTCATATAAGCAGAAAATTTTTCAGGCTCTAGCTCTAAGCTCTTACCCGATACATGATATACGGTAATCTTACCGTTATGATTTTTTTCAACTCTACCTATCTTTGTCTCTGGTGACAGGTTTAACGATATCATCACGTTAGGGTATAGGGAATTAGCATCAAAAGATACAATATTTGTTTTGAAGCCGTTTTTTGGTTCTGCAACATACGCGCCAGGGTTTTTGCCTATTCCCTCTTTACGTACAAAGGTAGATAAAACTTCACCGCGTTTTCTTGCTCTAATTGTAAGTGCGCCGTTAATGACAGATATTGTACCCATTGCCCCTTCAAGTGTCGTCAATCCAACATAGGATAACATTCGTAGCAGTGAAATATACTGCAGTTTTTCCTCCAATTTAACAAGAAGGTTAACGTCCTGTATGTTATAGTCAATAAATTTATTCCAATCAGTATCTGCTAATGTTGCAAGATTTATATCACCATAATCTATTTTATTTTCACCTAGCTCTATCTCAGCAATAGCGTCTAATTTATAGGATTCGCGTAATTTAAGACAAAATCTACGGTAAATATCTAAATAGTCAATTGACGACATGCCGTCAATATAATACCGCTTTTGATCTCTACCGAACTTACCTTTAATTGTTCTAAAGTATACGTTACGTAGTGGTGATAATAATTTTACATACTCTTCACCGAGTATTCGTTCACATCGAGCGATAATATATGGTATATCAAAAAACTCTGAGTTCCATCCGCTTAATACATCGGGATAATCTTCTTCGAGGTAGGCAAAAAATTGTTTAAAAAGTTCGCGTTCATCTTTACAATGCTTATAAATTATATTATTCGCTTCACCCGTATAGGGTTTGAGACCAAAAGTGTGGAACTTTTTACTACAGGTATCATAACACGTTATAACATTTACAGTATGAGTAGGGTCTTCAATATCAGGAAAAGTATCAACGGAGTATGTCTCAATATCTATAAAAGTTACTTTAAGTGGAAACTGTGAAAATTCTGCAGTCTCGTTTTTTGTCCAGAAAGTATCTATCAAGTATTGTTGTGATGCGGGTAGATTTTCATAGATGCGTTTTATACCTGAATCACTTATAAATTTATTACGGTCAAAAGCTGTGTTAAAGATACGCTTCTTGGCTTTTGTACCGTAGATTGTTGTTTTATCTCCGCTCTGATCTTCAATGTAAAGATATGGATTAAAAGAAACATTATGCATTACCCGTCGACCGTCTGTATCCCACGTAAAAAGATTTACAGACTGATCACGTCCACTGTATACAGCGTTTCTATACATATATCGTTATTATATAACGATATATTATTTTTTCAACGTAAACTTAATTCCACTTTTTGAGAAATACTCTCTCAGAAGATCCATAGGGAGTGTTTAAGGCTTCGAGGTGACAGCCAATATTTTCAGGTAGTTCTAGAACCCGTTTTAATCCTATAGAGCGTAAGGTATCAATACTCTTATAGTACTTTTGTCTATTTTTATAATTTAAAATTATGTCTACCTTTTCAGCAAATTCTTGTATGTTAATAAATTTAAGATCTGCAGGCGCCGAGGAGTATGTTTCCATGTCTTGACACAAACACGGTATACCGAGTGTTGCAGCTTCAATATACTTAATATCAGATTTTGACTTGTTAAAGCTATTATTTTGTAACGGTGCAATCATTAATTGAACATCAAGAGCTGCTATAGCACGAGGATATTGTAATAAGTCTTGCCATGGGTGAAACTCTATTTCTCTTGTTTGAACGTATTTTGCGAGAGGCGGGGGAAACGACCCCATAAATACCCATTGATATTTGTGTCTTGTGTCAATAACAAATTGTAATAGTTGTTCAAAATCGTCTTTACCGTTAACTTTGTTATCTACGTCGTAATGTGCACCTGACCCGGTATAAAGAATACGTGGCTTCTTTTTGTTACTTTCATAACTTTCATAGACTTTTTTACGGTCAAAAAGATGTCCCATCCAAGAGTATGGCACAAAATTTGGTATTACAGTTATTTCTTTTTTACCAGTTCGTTCTTGATAAAGCTTTTTCATATAGTCGCATGTAACGGTTACTTCATCACACATGTTAATTATATCAATACAGTTTTGCCTTATTTCATCATTATCAAAAGCAAACTTAAATTTATTATAGTCGGGGATATCTTCTCTAAATACCACATCATCTACTTCATATATTATTTTAAAGTTGTGTTGCTTTTGGACTTCTTTCAAAAATCCTAAAAACTGTTTTTGTGACGTGCTTGCTTGTCTTTGTACCTTTACACACTTTACACCTTCATACCAACGTGGATCGAAAACCATTGATGTTAAAGACGAAGAACAGCCTACCCCTGTAGCATTAATTATTTGTTCTGGCCATAATATTCTCCAATGTCCACAGCCGCTATAATCTGCTAAATAATTTACATATCGCGGTAAAGATAATTCTCGCGGAGTCTCTACCTGTGTATGTTTTTGCTGCGTCGCATTTACTGCTTGCGGAAAAGGTTGCGGAAAAGGCGAAGAAAATGGTGTAGGTTGTAAAATAAACATTTGTAATAATTAGCTAATATTATTAAATTTTCAACTAAACATCTTCATATTGTATGCGTTTTGTTATACCGTTTTGTTTTTCGAGGAAAATTACATTACCTTTTCTACCTGTAGCTTTTATAGATTCTTTTCTGTGAGAGATAATCATAGTACTTTCATCAAGCTCTTCCACGCGGTCTCTTAAAATATTAGTAATTAGCTCGAGACCTTTTTCATCAAACGATGAATCAAAAAGCTCATCATACATAGCAATATTATATTGTACACCACCTTGCATTCTTCTTAAATCTGAAAATGTAAAAAGGCATGCTAAATCAATAGACTTACGTTCCGCACCCGAAAAGTTAAAATAAGAACATACCTTGTTCTTTTCGTTTAAAATCTCTTCTTCAAAATACTCATTAAAAATGCAGATAGAGCTTGAATCGAGTTTTTTTAAATAAAATAATAACCTACTGTTTAGAAGGTCAAGTAATTTATTAACTATATATGACTTAACACCCTCTTCACTTAAAACAAATTTAACAATATCAAGCTCGCTTATTTTTTTCTTTTTTTCTTCAATTTCCGCTGCTAGGGTTTTATGTCTTACACTAATTTCATCTATTACGCTATCAAAATCTGTATTGTTGTTACTTATGACAGAGAGATCTACCTCTAGCTCTTGTAATCGATTATCGAGTTGTCTAATTTTTTCAAGCTTATTATTTTTACTTTGTATATTTAAAAGTGATTGATTAATCTCAGATTGAAGTTGCGTGGTCTTATTTTTTATTTTAGTTTTTTTGTCGGTCATTTCATTAAGAGAGGTAATATTTTGCTTTACTTTAAGCGCAATTAATTCTATTTCAGCTTTAATTTTTTTCTTTTCTGCTTCTATTAAATTAATATTATGTTCCTCTATTTCTCTCAAGCATACCGGGCACTTTTCGTCTGATGTACCTATTTTTTCATACATACTTTTAAGTGTAAGTATGTGATGTTTGTCTGTTGCGATTTCTGTTGTTAGTTTTGTAATCTTATCTTCACAGACAGCAAGACCTCTTTCACAATTTTCAATATTTTCTCTATGCGCTGAGGTATCTATCTCGTGTATCGAACTAACCTCCTTAGTAATTTCTTCTTTTTCAAGTATAATATTTTTTTGTCTTTGAAGGTGAAGTGTTTTTGCTTCATTTCGCTTATTGATAATATTTTCACGCTGTTGAATATAGCCTGCATGCGAGCGTTGTATCTCTTCTAACGCTGTATTATTTAAATCATAATCGCGTTTTATGTCGTTATATTCACCTCTAAGCTGGGATATCATTTCACTAAAAACCTCTAGTCCAAAAATATCTTCAATAAATTTTCGCTTTTCAATTTTTGTTTTTGCCATAAATGGAACTGCGTTATTCACTGTCATTATAACGCAGTTTTTAAAAATCGCAGGTGATGCGCTTAATAAATCTAATATATATTTTGTTGTATTGGCTATACTATCGTGTGTTTTATCGGTATCATTTTCATAAATTTGTAGCTTTGATGGTGAGAGAGTACGAATAATGGTATAGCTATTTTTCGATGTTGGTGTTATTATTTCAAAATCTAACTCTATGTGTGTTTTACCACTGGTTAGATTATTAGGTATAAGATCTTTTTTTATTTCTCTTAACGTTTCACCGAAGATAGCAAAATAAACAGAATCAGCGATAGTAGATTTACCTATAGCGTTTCGTCTTTCAGGTTTATCTTTATTAATACCAGTAATTACATGTAAACCTTTTTTAAATTCAACAATAACAGGCTCCTCGCCTATAGATAGAAAATTTTTTATTTTTATTTTATTAAAATTTACTCTTTTCATAAATAGCAGCTTTTATATAGCTTTAATGTATAATCTATAATAGCTTTTTTATCCTTAATTTCAAGAAGATTAACAAATTCAACTATAGCTTGCTCGATGTCTACTCCAGATAGATCTTCACGTTGTTTGCTTTCATCTATTAGCCGGTTAAAATTAATATCATAATCTACGGTAAGTTCTTGAGGCTTAAGCAGACTAATTTTTTGAAGAAGTAAATCAACATCCTCTTGTGAGATATTTTTATCTATCTTGAGTTTAACAATATTATTATGTATGTTGTTAATTACCTCAGATGTAAAATTGCCTGCATGTACGAGGTCGCTGAGTGATATTTTTTTGTATTTTGGTGAAATTGTATTTTCGAAAAATTCGTATTCTGAGGTATCGATATTAAGAGTATAGTACCCCTTGCTATTATCCAAATCACCAAAATCCATTTGAAAGGGATTGCCAACATACTGTATGGTGCCATTACTGTATTGCTTACTATGTCTTATATGGAAGTGACCAGAAAATAACAAGGGACATTTATTTAAAATATCTTTTACTTTAATACCCTCTTCGCAAACTTTATACGAGTTCATTGAAAATGATTCAATCTCAAAGTGTCCAAAGACAATATCACTCTTAGTAATATTTGTAATGTCTGTATTCCATGGGCAGAAGGTTATTGTTTTACCAAACTGATTTATCGTTACTGTATTTGCATCTATAATAGATATATTTTCTCTATTTTTAAAGATAGAGAGAGAGTTAACATCTGTTCTATGTTTGTAAAACAAATCATGATTTCCAGCAATAGCTATAATATTAAAATCACTTAATATTTCTAAAATATCCGCCGACACCTGTAATGTATTAACGGATATTTCATTACGATTATGATGCCAATCACCACAAAATACTATATCTGTTATTTGTTTTTTGTGGAGTTCATCTCTTAGCCATTTCGCCCAGTTAAGTGCTATACCATGCCAGGTAGTGCTATTTACATGTATGCCAAGATGGAGATCTGAAATTACTGCTATGGTAGAATTTTTAAATTTAATCATCGCTATAACTGTCGCTATCACCAACAGGCTTTACATAAATATGTCCATTACATATCTCAGGGTCAGACATAATATCTTCGTACATTTTTTCTCTATAGTTTTTTACCGCTTCGTGGTGTCTTTTTTCTTTTTTAATACGGTTAATAAATGCGTGAAAGGCTATTGTTGTGAAGTAAGAGAAGGGGTTAGAGTTATTATCAAAATTATATTTTTTATACTTTAAAGCAGCATACATTTTAATAAGAGCATCTCCAATCATATCATCCTTGTAAGTATAGTTTATAAAGGATGGATTATAGCTCAGGCCATAAGCAATTTTTTTAATATTTTCTGCAAGATCATCAGTCATAGTATCTGATTCATAATAGACCCTTAATGATTCTTTAAATTCTTTTGGATCAATATAATAATGATCTTTGTCTTTTACTTCTTTAGCCATCTTACTTAAGTGTATTTTATTAATTTTATATATCAAGTATTTTTAATATATTTTGTTGTAAATTTTATTTTTTCCTTTGTGTAAATTTCTTGTCTTTTTAAACTATGTGCTAAGCTGTAACGTAAATTGTCTATTAAATCTATTATAATTAATTTTTCTTTATTAGTATGTTTACGTAGACCGCGACCGATAGATTGGACGGTTCTAATAAAAGATTTACCCCCAGCAGCAAAAATAATATTATGTAAATTTTTAATATTTATACCTGTAGAAAAAATAGCACTTATAGCAATACATATTACATTGTTGTTTTTTTCCATTTGTTGTTTTATTTGTTCGCGTTCTATAACATCAACTTCACCTCGTATAAAATACACCTGCTTGTTAGTTAGTTTAGCGATTGTTTTGAAAAGTACTTCACCGTGTTCTATATAATTTACTAAAATTAAAGTATTGTTTTCGAGCTTGTTACATATACTTCGTATTAAATTATTTCTAAATTCATTATTGTTTATAAATTGTAGCTCGTCTCTATAATTGTTACCGGTAGTGTTAATTGGTGATTCACAATAGTCAATATTAATACCTTTTACTTCTGCGTTTACTAAAAAATCTTCTACACGAAGTTCAAAGCTATTTTTTTCAAATATAACAGGTCCAAATTTACCTATAATGGTCCAGATGTCGATTTGATCTTCAGGTAATGTACCAGTAAACCCATACCTGTTCTGTGTTTTAATTTTTGAAACGATTTTACTAATCTTATTATCTGATTTTATTTTATGACATTCATCAACAATTAAAAGATCGACATATTTTACCCAATCGTTATCATCAAATTGACTTTGTAAAATACCTATATTGCAAATAATTGTATTAGCGGTAAGATCGGGTGTATGTGAGCCTGTCCATTTTGTTACTTTAAAGGTTGATCCGCAGTTTTTAAATTCTTCATAAGTTTGTTCAACTAACCCAAGGTCAGGTACTATTACAAGACATTTAAATAATTCTTTATTTTTTTGTTTTATGAAGTAATTCTCAATAAGCGCAGCGGTGGTAAATGTCTTACCTGCACCTGTACCTAAAACGCATGTGCCACGTCCTACTTTTAAAGCTTTTTCAAGAACATTAATTTGATAATCTCTTAGTTCAAATTTAAACGTTTTATATACGCTGTGTTGCGACCCTGTGTTTAATATAGCTTTTAATTTTTCGGTTAAAACTATGTCGCATATAATTTGATTATCTATAAAAAACTTGCGTATAAGCCAGTATAGCCCTAAATCACACGCACCTAATGGAGTAATAATGTATTTTCGTTGCGGTATATATCGACTATAGCGACGCGCGAAACGAGCTCCTGTATTTTCTACGCTAAAATAATCTCTTAAGCGTGTAAAAGTATCCTTATCTTCTACTTTAACGATAAGTTTTGTAGTATTACTATTATAATCGAACGTAACATTCATTATAACTGTTCCATCTGATTAATTTGTATAATGTTTTTTATTTCCCAATGAATAGAACTGAATATTTTTTCAACTTTTTCGAGATATTCAATTATAAAATCGAGTTCTTTAAGTTTATCATTAATAATTTCTATATCTGAGGTGTTTTCCGCGGCAGCTTCTGCTGTCTGCGTTGTTATTTTGATAGGACTTTCATTAATAATACGCGCTACAAGTTCTTTTTTGTGTTGTTTTTTCTTAGAAAGAAGTTTGGTTTTATTTATTTTTGCGTCCATTAATCTCGCAACCCAAAAATGTTTACGAGATGGTAGTTTCATTTGCGAGTCTTTAATGTTAAAGTCATCAATTATAAGATCTTTATTGACTTCTTCTATGTATCTTTTAAGAGTCTCCACAGCATTATTATAAATATAAATGTAATGGAATCAAGGGGAAAATTCGAGCGTCGCTTTTTAGTGGTTTTACAGGAAGATTCCACAGTAGCATCTACTGTAGGTGGTTCAGCGGGAGGCTATGATCCACATGCAGGTAGTATTAATTCTAAAGATTCTTATGCAACTGATGATATGCGTATAGCAACACCACCGTCAGTTATACAGACTCGTAAAGGTGCTATAAAACGTAAACGTAAATTAAAGCGTAAAAAATGAAATATGGTCATTGGAAAACAGATTTTATTTTAGAAGAAGCCAGTGAAGTTCCTTTTGGGTTTATTTATGAAATAACTAATCTTACAAACAACCGCAAATATATAGGCAAGAAGCAATGTCTTAGTGTTAAAAAGCGCCCTCCTTTAAAAGGCAAAACAAAAAAACGTCATCAAATTGTTGAGACGGATTGGAGAACATATACATCTTCTTCGAACGAACTCAATAACGATATATCTATCTTAGGTATAGAAAATTTTTTATTTAAGATTATAATGTGGTGTAATTCTAAATGGGAACTTAGCTATCATGAAGCTAAGTTACAGTTTGAAAAAGAAGTACTTTTAAACGATGAATATTATAACGGCATCATCAACCTCCGAATCGGTAAAAGACCAAAACGAAGTTTATAGTCATAATATACGTGGTATAAATTTTGTTAATTTAGATAAATTTTATCAGGAGGCATTTTTTGCTACAAATCGAACTGCTTATGAATATAATATAGAGTTTAATTTTAAAAATAAAGATATAAAAAAAATTTTTTATAATGCTTTTATTTTTACTTTGTGTGAGTTTTTGAAAAACAATAAGCATTCAAATGTTTTTTATTTTAACAAGAACACAGAAAATAAGCATTATTATTTTATTGTTAATAAATGCAGGGTACTGTTACCTATCCATGTGCTTATAAAAAGCATATCCTTTAAAGATGTTATTGATCTTATTAACAATAACGATGCAGAAATGTGTTCGGAGTTTGAAACAATTATAGCATGTATGCGGCAGTTTGATGTGTATGGTTTTAGTTTTAAACGATTAAACAGTTTTTTAAGTAAGAATGAACTCAATTTTCTCAAAAATACATATTTTACACAGCATCAAATAAAACTCACGCTTTTAACATAAATAATAGCATGAGTAAGTTTCTCAAAATAATAGAGGAGAATAGACCGCTCACCTCTCAAGAGCTAGATAAAGTTACACCTATTAAACGCATTTTTCAGAAAGCGTTGTTATCTAATGAAAATGAGTCTATGCTCGATAATCTTGGGCTATCTAAAGTTGAAGTAACAGATAATAGCAATGATATTACGTTAAGATTTAAAGACGGATTTGTTGTTATGTATACAGCTGAAGCAATGAAAGAAGAGGAAACAGAAGATCCGGTTACTAGTGCTGCAGAAACAGTTGCTGCAGAAGACCCACAAGGAAAAAAACCAACAACCCAGGCGCTCAAACGATATAGAACAATATTAAGAACAGTGGAAACCAAGTTACCTACTGCTCTTGACAACAAAACCGCTGGTTTAAAATCTGTAGTAAATAATATAAAATAATGAAAACGCTTAAACTTATTGACAAATATATAAGGCTCTTAGAACAAGATATGCAGCCTGTACCGCAGCAGTCTGATCAGACTGCGGAAGCTCCACCGGTAGATGCTACGGATGTTGCAACACAACCTGAAGAACCGGAAGTATTACCTTTAACATCCATGGGTGAAAAAAGGCTTATTATGCTTCTTGTACAGGCGTTTGAGCATTCACCGACTGAACAAGAGCTTGAAATTGTTGATGCGATTGATTTAGAATTTAAAGAAACAAATCCGAAAGAAGTTGTTAGTACAATTCTAAGACTTCTTAATAGCACTTCTACAGGTGATAAGGAGATGATTGATAGAATAGATAATCAATAAAATTAACAAACGAAGATTTTTTTTATAAATAATATTATGATCAAAAAAGAAGATCAAAAATCTCTTGCTCACGCTTATAGCTTAGTTGTAGAAATGAATTTAGGACCAGCAGGCGCAGGGGTACAGCCTGTAGGCAAGCCAGTCATTGTAACGATGGATTTACCTGGCGCGCAGCCTGAGTTTGAAAAAGATGAAACTAGCGAACAGGAAGAAGAACATGATTGCAGTGAAATTGAAATGGCTGCAGCAGATCTGTTTAAAATTGCAGAATATGCACCAAAATTACAATCTGTAATTTCGCAAATGCCAGGTCTAGAAGGGTGGGTTGCAGCTAAAATTACAAAAGCTAGTGACTATTTATCATCTGTTTATCACTGGCTACATTATCAACAGAATAGTAACAATAATACTACAGATACAGCTACAAACGCAGGAATGTTTAATGCTGGATATGCAGATAATGAAGATTGTTGTAATTGATAATGAGATCGTTCAAGCAATTTTTTGAAAAAACAATAATAGGTCTTATTGAGCATATAGACCTTCATGGTATAGGTACTGTTGAAGCGAAAATCGACTCAGGTAATGGGGCGTTTAATGTATTACACGGGGAAGATATTACACAACAAGGTAATAAGGTTACTTTTACAACCGTTAACAATAAGCGTATTATTAAAGATGTAGAAGATACAATTGTTATTAATGTAGGAGCTGGTAACACAGAGGAAAGACCGGTTGTAAAATTCCGTATGAAATTTGGAGGTCGTGAGTTTGATAATGTACCGTTTAGTATAGGTAACAGATCATCAAATGAGTATAAAATACTAGTTGGTAAAGACTTTATTAAGCAGCTTGATGCATTAATTGATATTGATTCAAAACATATTGCGGATAAGCAACTTGTGGTACAGATTGATACCAAGTAGGTGAATTACGTTTAGTCCAGACAGCGAAATCTTTATCATACATTATATACGCTCTATATTGTGCAATAACATCAAGTTTATTAAAATCAACAATTTTACGACATTCACAATCAGGAGCTATAGCTACAGTGAAAGGTGTTAGTGATGCTTTTTGTATTGTGGTGTTATGTAAATTTTTGCTACACCAAACAATAAACTCTTTTGTAAAGTGTTCAGTTGAATTCGGCCATCTGTACATACGCTCATTAAATTGTTCGAGTGTATGATTGACTAGCCACATAAAGTTTTCCTTAGATTCACGAGCCCAAATAGAGCATTGATGCTTAGCATAACCTTTACCTGATTTACGCGGGTTACCTGTTTTTGTTTTAGGTGTTGAAGGGTGATTTAAAACTTCTTGTGGAAAAGCATGCGCTAACATAATCGCACCTTCAATTTGCATCTTCGAGCGTACGTGTTTATCGCAAAGATCCTGTGCTGCTAACACAGGATCTTCATTAGTTACAAATATGTTCATACTTTATTTTAAGTATGTTCCTTTACCTCGCCATATCAATAAATTTATAGAACTCTGTACGTGTCTTTTCATCATCCATAAAGTCACCTGTCAGCTTTGAAGTAATCATATAGCATCCTTCATGCTTTACACCGCGATGACAAGCACATGTATGTTGTGCTTTAACTACAACAGCTACCCCGCGATTCTTTTCACATACTTTATCGATAGCTTCTGCAATCTGTTTTGTAAGGCCTTCTTGTATCTGTGGACGTCTAGCGTAAAACTCAACAATGCGATTTAACTTACTCAAACCAATTACCTTACCATCTAGAGAAGGAATATACGCAACATGTGCGACACCAGTAAACGCAAGATGATGATGTGAGCAAAGTGATTTTA